TTATGTACATTCATAGGTTTATTGAAAATAATAGAAAATATAATAAGCCAAAATGTTACTACAAAATAAAAGGCATACAAGAATATAAATTATATAATGATCCAGATGGCTCAGAAAGATTAGGTGCAATAACTAAATTTAATAAACTCAATGAATTTAATTTATCTCAAATATTAAATAGAGATGAAATTGATGAGCTTAAAAACTTTGTTAAATGAAAACAATAAATTCTTTAAGTGGTGGTAAGACATCTAGTTATATAGCGGCAAATTACCCAGCTGATTATAATGTTTTTTCATTAGTTAGAACAGATGATAAAAAATGTTTATTTCCAGATGCTAAAATAAGACAAGAAGTTTCAGATAGATTAGGAACAAAGTTTATAGGCACTTTAGAAGATGATATGATTATTTATACAATGTTAGATTTAGAACAATACATTGGTAAAAAGATTGATTGGGTTACTGGTAAATCTTTTGATCAAATAATTAATCGTAATGGTAAAAGATATTTGCCAAATGTTACACAAAGGTTTTGTACAACTGAAATGAAGTTGCAACCAATTTTTAATTGGTGGCGAGAAAATATAAATAAAGTTTGTGAAGTAAGAATTGGTTTTAGAGCAAACGAACAAAACAGAGCAAAAACAATGCTTTTAAAAACTAATAAAAATGGTAATTCAACTTTTAAAGCTATTGTAGGTAAAAGAAAAACACAAAACAAATGGGCAAATATAGAATGGCAAAAACCTATGTTTCCATTAATAAAAGATAATGTATATAAAGATACGATTGAAAACTTTTGGAAAGATAAAAATGTAAGATTTGCTTATATGAATAACTGTATAGGTTGTTTTCATAGAACCCCAATTTTATTAAAACATATGTCAGATAAACATCCAAATAAATACGAATGGTTTATGAATGCTGAACAAAACAACACTACTTATAATAAAACATCCTTTAAAAATGGAATGACTTATAAACAAATAAAAAACAGTTTTAAACAAACATCATTATTTGATAATGATTTTGATGATTGTGATTCTGGTTATTGTGGATTATGAAAATAGGCAAAGTTTATAGTTTAGATAAATACGAACAAGCAATTGTTAAATTATCAGCTGAGCAAAGGCATAACAATAAAATTAAAACTGGCTGGGATGGTTCTAAGACAGTCAATCCAAGATCAGAGCTTGATTTAAATATAGTTGGGTTTGGTGGTGAATTTATATTTGCAAGGGAAAATAATTTATACCCAGATTTTAAAATACATAATATTAGTAAAGTAATGAAAACTGATGATTATGATCACCAATGGTTAGGACATTCTGTTGATGTAAAAGTAAACAGAAAAGATCACCCATTAATGATACCAGAATATGCAAATACAAATTGTAAAATATTTGCTCTGTTTACTTGTAATTATCCAAACTATACTTTTGAGGGTTTTAGTTTAAATCAAATTATATTTCAAGATTGTAACAAAAGAATGACTAAAGTAAAATCTTATGTTATTGAAAAAAGCAATCTATTAACAAAAAAAGAATTATTATTTTTATTAAATATTTAAAATAAATTTCTATATTTAAAAAATATTTTTATTTATGAATCACTATAATGACTTACTGGCTCTAGGTATTAACCTAAAAAGATCAACTGGATCTGTTAAAACTAAATGCCCACAATGCTCACATAAACGTAAAAACAAAACTGATGATTGTTTGTCAGTTAATATTGATGAGGGTTTATATAATTGCCATCATTGTGGTTGGGGTGGTAATGTAGGTATTAAATTTAAGCAAAAGGTTGAATATGTTTTGCCACCAAAAGTAAATTCCAACATTGCCGAAAGGGTTGTTAAATGGTTTGGCAATAGAGGAATTACAGAACCCACATTAATACATTGGAAAATAGGCGAATCACTTGAATATATGCCACAAGTTCAAGCTAAAAGAAGATGTATAAATTTTAATTATTACAGAGATAATGAAATTGTAAATGTTAAATATAGAGATGGAGAAAAGAATTTTAAATTAGTTTCTGGTGCTGAGCTTATATTTTATGGTATTGATAATATAAAAGAATTAAATAGAGTTTATATTGTTGAGGGTGAAATGGATGCATTAAGTTTACACGAAGCTGGATTGTATTCGGTTTGTTCAGTTCCAAATGGTGCTAGTAAAGGATCACAAAAATTAGAATATTTAGATAATTGTTATGAATATTTTAAAGACAAAAAAGAAATAATACTTTGTACTGATAATGATGATGCTGGTTTACAGCTTAGAAATGAGCTTGCTAGAAGATTTGGAAACTATCGTTGTAAGTATGTTGAATTTGGCGAGTATAAAGATGCTAACGAGGTTTTAATTAGCAAAGGAGCTGAAACTCTTAGAAATATAATTAAAGAAGCTAAAAACTTTCCATTAGAGGGTGTTTTGAATATAGATAATATATGGCAAGATGTTTTAAATTATAATGAGAATGGCATAACTAATTATACTATTGGTTTGCCAGGATCTGATGATTATTTTAAAATGGCATTTGGTGAGTGGACAGTTGTTAGTGGTATTCCTAATAGTGGTAAATCAGACATTTTAGATCAAATACTTTGCAACTTAGCTACTAAGCATGATTTTAGATGTGCAATGTTTTCACCAGAGTCGTTTCCATACGAGGGACATATTAAAAGAATAGCAAATAAACTAAATGAAAAAAATTGCACTAGTGATGATTTAAATAATACTAAAGATTTTATTGAAGATCATTTTTATTGGATTAAAATTGATTTAGAAAATTTGACATTAAAAGGCATACTAAACTCATTTAGGGAGCTTGTATTTCAAAAGGGAATTAATGTTTGTGTTATTGATCCCTGGAATATGTTAGATCATTCAGCTCAAAGAGATCATAGTTATATAGGCAAAATATTAAGCCAGATAACTCAGTTTTGTCAGCAAACCAATACCCATTTATTTTTAGTGGCACATCCTAGAAAAATTGAAAGTGAGGGTGGTGTATATAAAAAACCAACTCTTTATGATATTTCTGGTTCAGCTGATTTTTTTAACAAAGCATATAATGGTTTAATTGCTTATAGATGCATTGGTCAAAAAACAAAATATAAAAGTGATGTTGTTAGGTTGCACGTTGAAAAGGTTAAAAGAAAAGAAAATGGGCAATTAGGTGATTTTGAGATAGCTCCAGATTTTGATAATGGGGGTATCTATAAAGAAATATATCAAGGCGAAAAGAAAATACAAGTAATAAAAGATAACGTACCATTTTAAAAATTAAAATTATGCATGACAATTATAGTTTAAAAGAACATTTAAAAATTAACAAAGAAGATTTAAATTATGCAGCAGAAATCTGTGAAGATGCATCCTTTTTATTTAATGAGCTTTCTCTTGAAAATTTTGATGATTATAATACAACTTTAGAACATAAGTTAATGTGTGTTATGCAATTATTAAATGATATTAAAGAAAAATTATGAAATTAAATCACTTAGATTTATTTAGTGGAATAGGTGGGTTTCATCTTGGCTTTGAAAAAGCTGGATTTAAAATTGAATCTTATTTTTCAGAAATTGACAAATATGCAATAGATGTATATAAAAACAACTTTAAAAATAGTAAATATGTCGGATCAGTTACAGATGTTCGAGGAACACAACTCCCCAAAATTGACCTTATCACTTTTGGATCACCTTGCCAAGATTTTAGTTTGGCTGGAAAACGTAGGGGTATGCAAGGAGCTAGAAGCTCCCTTATTAGTGAAGCAATACGACTCATCGGTGAATGCCGACCGAGTGTTTTTATCTGGGAAAATGTTAAAGGCACATTCTCCTCAAACAATGGCGAGGACTTTTGGGCAATTATCCAAACCTTTGCCAACATTGGGGGTTATAGAATTGAATGGCAATTGCTTAATACAAGTTGGTTTTTACCCCAAAATAGAGAGAGAATCTACCTTGTTGGATATATTACAGACAAATGTAAAGGACAAATATTTCCTGTCTCAGAAAACAATAGACAGGTTAATGAAACAAGAGCCAACCCAGATTCGCTTACAATCACAACAAGGTATGCAGCATCAACAAGTCAAGGAAGTTACATTAATGAATGTAACAAAATTTCACAAGAAAAAATAGAGGTTGGCACTTGGCGAACATATAAAGATAAAAGAGGTTTTGAGCCAAAAAATGATTTAGTTTCACCAACAATATCAGCTAGAGCTAGAGAAGATGGTAGCGGCCAACCAGTTATAAGAGTAAAATCTGGGACAAAAAAAGGTTATGAGGAAGCTGGTCATGGTGATGCAATACATTTAAGCTATCCAAATTCAACAACAAAAAAAGGTCGAGTTGGCAAAAAACAATCACAAACATTAGATACAGCTTGCAATATGGGTGTTTATACTGATAATAAAAAAGTAACACATAATTGTCTAACCGAAGCTATTGGTAGGCAAGGAAGTTCTAGTGAATACATTACTAGTTTAAATAAAATAAACGAATCTACTGGTATTATTAGAAGATTAACTCCAATTGAATGTGAAAGGTTACAAGGATTTCCAGATAATTGGACAAAAATAGGTTTGGAAAAGGGTGAAATATCAGATTCTCAAAGGTATAAAATGTGTGGTAATGCTGTAACTGTTGATGTCGTTGAAGCAATAGCAAATAAAATTAAATTAAATATATTATGAATCAAAAAGAATTTATTGAAACTAGACAATATATCTTAGACAAAGCTCAAGATATAATGAATGCTAAGCAACCAGAATACACAAACAAAAGTATTGATGTATTAAACAATTTTAAGCAAACAGCAAAAAGTATTGGCATACAACCTATGGAAGTTTGGGCAGTATTCTTTAATAAGCACATACAAGCCATTTTAAGCCATTCTGGCGATCCTAATATGCATCAAGCTGAGCCAATAGATAGTCGTTATGCAGATGCTTTAAATTATTTGTTCTTAGGGTTTGCAATGCTAGTTGAGGATTCAAACAAAAAAGATATAATATCTGGCACAGAATGAATAAGTATTTAAAAGCACAATCCTGGTGTTTAGAAAATAATATAAAAGTTTATATAGTACCTATTAAGGGTAAAAAAAAATGCTATGTTGAAATAAATGATAATGGCATATTAATTAGATCACCTAAAACTTATGCATATCAAAATGCTCATAAAGATTTTCCAAATGAAGATGCAAGTAGTAAAATTTGGGATTTGTATTTGTATTTATATGATAAAAAGAATAATAATTGAAAAAATATTTTGTAATTAAAAAAATATTTGTATATTTGAGTATAATTAATAACAAAACAAACAAATAAAAAATTACAATTATGTCAGTATCACTTTTAACAGAATTAGAAATTGCAAAAATTACAAACACATTAACAGCTAACAAAGATGTTTTAAAATTTGTTGAATCAACAGAATTAGCAAAAGAGAGATCTAAATATTCTTATGAAGATTCAGCTAATACTTTAGCCAGAGCAATTTGGTATGGTTATGTTGCTAATATCACTGCTTATAATTTACAATATAAAGCTAATGAGAAAATTAACTTTGATTTAGAATCAGATGAGTATTTTAATTCTTTTCAAGATGGTGTAAATACTTTAAGAAGTTTAAATTATAATATTGCTACTAATGATGGCAATAAATTTTTAGAGGACAGATGGTCAAATTTACTTAGAGATGTTGCTAAAAAATTTTATGTTGAACAAGAAGTTGAGCATCCAAATTATATTTATTAAAACCTAATATAAAAAGCCAGGTGGGAACTATTGGCATTAGGTAATTAAAGGGGGTTTTTTAAACTCCCTTTTTTTTATGTAATTTTGTGGCATGACTAGAGCCAACAAAACCAACACACTAAAAAAGAAATTATTAGAAGCTCTTGAGCTTTCATTAGGTGTTGTTACAACAGCTTGTGAGAATGTGGGTTGCAATAGAGCAACTTATTATGATTATTACAATAAAGATCAAAAGTTTAAAGCAAAGGTTGATGAGTTACAGAATGTAGCTTTGGATTTTGCAGAGAGCCAACTACATGAGCAAATAAGAGATGGGAATACAACAGCAACTATATTTCTACTAAAAACAAAAGGAAAAAAAAGGGGTTATGTTGAAAGGCAAGAAATACAACATGATGGCTCTATTGAAAGCAAAATTATTGAATGGACACCAGCAAACCAAAAAGAGTAACTGAGTTTTGTAATAAGCAATTTTATCAAGCAGTCAACTCTAAAGCTAGATTAAACATATTTCAAGGTGGTACTAGATCTGGTAAATCTTGGAGCTTAATGCAATATTGTTTATATCTAATGACTACTGAAAAGAAGCCAATAACTATTAGCATAGTCAGGAAAACATTACCAGCACTTAAAAGATCAGTTCTAAGAGATTTTTTACATATATCTAGGCAATTAGGTATTTACTGGAATGGGGTGCATAACAAGTCAGAAAACACATTTGAATTTAATGGGCATACACTAGAAATGTTTAGTGCTGATGATGCACAGAAAATTAGAGGATCTGCAAGGGATATACTTTGGATTAATGAGGGCAATGAATTGTTTTTTGAGGATTACCAGCAATTAGTAATGAGGACCAGAAAACAAATATACATTGATTTTAACCCATCTGATCCAGTGCATTATCTTTATGATTTAGCTGAGAGAGATGATGCTGAGCTATTTATAAGCACATACAAAGACAATAAGTTTTTGCCTAAAGAATTAGTTACAGAAATTGAAAGGATTAAAGAACGAGATCCAGATTATTGGCGAGTATATGGTGAGGGGCAGAGAGCTGTATTTAGCGAGAAGCAAATATTTAAAAATTGGAATTACATACCACATAAAGATTTTCCAGAGTTAGATGATGAGGTGCTGGGATGTGATTTTGGATTTAGCCAGGATCCTCTAGCGATTGTAAAAGTTGGTAAACACAATAACAGTTTATACATTCATGAGCTTATTTATAAAAAAGGAATGACAAACAGAGATATTGCTGAGTTTATTAAAAGGCAAAAGCTAGATGATATGCTAATGTATTGCGACAGTGCCGAGCCAAAAAGTATTGAGGAGCTTAGACAGATGAGTGTATTAGCAAAGGGTGCTGTAAAAGGTCAAGGAAGTATTAATGCTGGTATTTCATTGCTTAAAGAGTTTGATATATATGTTAGTGAGGAATCATTAAACATATTAAAAGAACAATTATCATATATTTATGATGAGTTAAAAGATGGCACAATAATCAATAAACCAAAATCTAACCAAGCGGACCATTTGCTTGATTCAATCAGATATTGTGTATATAGTAGATGGCGAAATAGAAATGATTTTTTTGTTGTATAATAAAAGAATTTATTATTTTGTATTTTTACATAAAATTTTATTTTAATGGCAACATTTTACGATAGGTTCAAATCACTAATATCAAACAAATCACAAAACACAAACGAACAATACAACCGAGCAATTTATAATTGGCTGGGTAATACTATTGTTTGGAATACTGAAAATGATGAAACATATATTAATGATGGTTACAGAAAAAATGCAACTATATATTCTATAATAAACCTTATAACAAAAGCCGCCGCTACAATTCCCTATAATATTTACGAAAAAGTTAATGATAGTAGTTATAAAAAATATAAAGCATTAACTAATGGCATTGCTGATCCTAATGTAATGATCAAAGCTCAAATGTTAAAAAAGCATGCATTAGTGGAATTGGAGCATTCTGAATTACACAAACTATTAGAGCGACCAAACCCAGCTCAGTCGTATGCAACATGGATAACAGAAATGATTGCATTTGGTAAATTGACTGGAAACAGATACATATATGGTATTGGGCCAGAAACTGGTGCAAATATTAATAAATACACTGAGCTTTACATTATGCCATCTCAGATTATGGAAATAAATTCTGGGGGTATAATGAAGCCAGTGGAATCATATACTATTGAATACAATGGTACATATCACATACCAGCCGAGCAAATGTGCCACATAAAAGATTTTAACCCTTATTATGATGGTACTGGTTCACATTTATATGGACAATCACCATTAAAAGCTGGTTTAAGATCAATGACTACTAACAACGAAGCAGTTGAAAGCGGAGTTAAGTTTTTACAGAACCAAACAGCTAGAGGAGTTTTAATGAGTGAGGAGGGTGATTTAAATGAGGTCCAAGCTCAACAGTTAAAAGATAAATTTAGAAAAGAACATCAAGGCAGTAGCAAAGCTGGGGATATTATTATAACTCCAAAAAAATTATCATGGGTTAACTTTGGTTTAAATGCTTCTGACATGAGTTTAATAGAGCAATACAATGCATCAATTAAAGATTTATGTAATGTTTATAATGTGCCAGTAGTTCTTTTAAATAATACAGAATCATCAACTTATAACAACGTAAAAGAAGCAAAAAAAGCATTATATCAAAATTGTGTAATTCCTGAGTTATTAAAAATCCAGGATGAGTTAAATAGATGGTTAGCTCCAATGTATGGTGATAATATTTGTATTGAATATGATTTTTCTGTTATACCAGAACTACAAGAAGAAACTGACAAAGTAGTTGAGCAAATGTCTAAAGCATGGTGGCTAACTCCAAATGAAAAGAGAGCCGCAATGTCTTATTCTCATGATGAGGACAATCCAATATTAGATGAGTATTATATACCAGCTAACTTAATCCCAGCATCTGGTAGTGATATTGATTTTGCAGATCCACAGCCATTGGCAAGTGAAAACAATGCTGAAAAAAATAATATTTTTAATACTGAGATTAAAAAAGATGTTAAACCAAAAGATTTTTCACCAAAGGTTGCAACTTATAAATCCAATAAATAAAAATGAGTAATGTTAAATGGCGAGATGCATTTGAAAAGCAAAGGCAAATAACAGAAAAAAGAAATACATCAAGATTTACAAAATACTATCAAAGCCAATACAATAAAGGGGTTGATAATATTATAGCAACTGGATCAACTGACTACACATCATTATTTACAATAAGTTTTTTTAATAGATTATATCATGAGCTTTATGATGATACATCAATGCATTTTGCTAAATGGTATGCTAGAACTTTTGATAAATATTTAAAAAAAGGTGTATCTAGTAAAGATTATATTACACAATGGCAATTAGCATTTGGTGTATATGCTGATCGTGCCGCCGCTAGGAATGTCACTTTAGTTAGTGGCACAGCTAAAAAAACATTAATAAAAATTACACAAAGATTGTTTAGAGATCCTGAGTTTGTAGCATTAGGAGCTGATGCAAAAGCTAGAATACTTAAAAGGCAATTTAAAAAATATTCGAGGTATCAAGCATTAAGATTAGTTAGAACTGAAACAACTAGAGCCGCAAACTTTGGAGTTGAACAAAGTGCAATGAGTGTTTTTCCTGGTGAGAATCTAATTAAAGAATGGTCAACATCTATTGATGGTAGAGAGAGAGATTGGCATGCTCAAGCTAATGGGCAAAAAGTGCCAAACAAAGATTCTTTTATTGTAGGTGGCGAATCTATTATGCGACCTGGTGAGGGATCTGCTTTAAATGTTGTTAATTGTAGATGCTCAGCTATTTATTACCCAGATAGATCAAATCAATACAGTAACTCATCTAGTTTGTTAAATGTTATTGGTGCTGGCTTAGCAATTAATGAGTTAACAAGGGATTAAAAATTAATTTAGTAATTTTACAAAAAATATAATTATATGGAATTTATTTACAAAGCCGCTCCACTTGGTGATGTTGTTTACGATATTGATGAGAAAAATAATCTTGTAAAAGGTTATGGATCTTTTTTTGATAATAAAGACAGTGATCAAGATATTATAAGAAAAGGAGCTTATAATAAGACAATTAAAGAAAATGGATCTAGGGTTAAGTATTTATATCAACATGATATGATGCAACCTATCGGTAAAATGAATGAATTGTATGAAGATGACAAAGGTTTAGTTTTTGTTGCAGAAGTTCCTAAAACACAATTAGGTAATGATGTAATTGAATTAATGAAAGCTGGAGTGATCACTGAAAACTCTGTTGGTATTATGCCAATAGTAAAAGAAAATAAAGGTGATTACAGAGAGATTAGAGAAGTTAAATTGTACGAAATTAGTGCTGTAACTCTAGCGGCAAATGATCAAGCTAAGATATTAGATGTAAAAGGCATGTCTAATATTGATCAAGTTTACAAAAGATATGATAATATTTGTAAGCTACTTAGGAAAGGACATATCTCAGATGAAATGGGATATGCTTTAGAATCAGAAATACTTAAACTCAAAACATATTTTATTAATGCTACTCAGCCAGTTGAAGAAACTACTGAGCCAGTTGTAAAGATGGTTCAAGAGGTTGATATTTACAAATACTTAATTAATAAACTTTAAAAAAATTCTACTAAAATGGAAGAAAACGTAAAAAATCAGCTTGACCAATTAGGCAACATCATTGATGCTAAATTGGAAAAAGCTCATGGACAAGCAGTTGATTCAGCAACTGGTAAGGCGGATGTTGCTCTAAAGGGCGAGATTGCAAACCTAACACAAAAATTTACTGAGAGAATGGATGCTATTGAAGTATCTAGCAAAAAAAGATTTGAAGCATCTAAAAGAGAGGACAAATCATTTAGTGGCAACTTAATAAAAGCTATCAAAGAGGGTGCTTTAGATTCAATGAGAAATGGATCGTCAAGATCATCTTCATTTGATATTAAAGCTGATATGACTGTTGCGGCTGATTTTACTGGTGATGTAATTCCACCACAAAGAATACCAGGATACAAATTTGATCCTACAACTCCACAAAATTTAAGACAAATAATCCCAGTTGGTTCAACTAACTCTGATGTTGTTAAATATGTAAAAGAAAGTGGATATGTAAATGGTGGTGCGGCAAAAGCAGAGGGTGCTACTCTAGGGCAATCAGATTTTAATATGACTGCTGTTGATGCTAATGTTAGAAAAATTGGAACGTATTTAAGAATCTCTGATGAGATGCTAGCAGATACACCACAAATTTCTAGCTATTTATCAGCAAGAGTACCAGCTAAATTAATGGAAGTTGAAGATGACCAAATTTTAGGTGGTAATGGATCAGCTCCAAATTTAAATGGTTTCTATAACTCAGGAACTAACTTTGATGTTTCAGCTAGTGGTAAATTTTATCATTCAATTGAATCAGCAAATGAATTTGATGTACTTGTAGCGGCAATCAATCAATTACAGATTGCTAACTACAAAGCAGATTATATTTTATTAAACCCAACTGATTTTCACAAGATTTTATTGTTAAAAGATACAACTAACAATTACATTAAAGATCAAGTATATCAAGGGTTACAACCTAATTTCTTAGGTGTGCCAATCGCTGTAAATAACGAAGTTAATCCAGGAACATTTCTAGTTGGTAACTTTGGTCAAGCGGCTCAATTATGGATTAGAGATAATGTGTCTGTTGAGTTCTTTACAGAAGATGGAACTAACGTAAGAGATGGTTTTGTTACTGTTAGAGTAATGGAAAGAGTTGCACTTGCAACATACTTGCCAAATGGTATTATAGATGGAACTTTTAGTACTGCAAAAGCGGCACTAGAAACTGCATAATAATAACCATTATTATAATTAAAGGGGTATTTATTACCCCTTTTTTTATGGGGTAAACTGAAATAAATATAAAATAAATGCAAAATATTCTTTTAAATTGAAAATAAATTATATATTTGTGTAAACAAAACAATATAATATGGAAAATACAATTACAATTAGCTTAGATGAATCAAAGATTGATAATCTACACAATGAAGTTAAGATTAGTAAAAAATTATTACTAATAAATAATTTGACTAATAGAATGATTGATACTAAAAAATTTATTAATGAATTAAGAGATGAGATAAATGACAACAGAAAAGCGATTGAGGGTTTAGGTTGGAATCTATCTTGGGAAAAAAATAATAAAATTAGTATAGAAAAAACTGCAAATCAAATTGAAATAGAAAATGAAATTTCAAATTTAAAAGATGATAATTCTTACAAAAGAGATATGATTTCTGAAATGAAAACACACTTTATAGAATTAAAAAATAGATTAAAAACAATGGGGGTATAAAAACCCCCTATATATTTATGAAAATAATTTATTACAATAAACTTAAAAATCAAGCATTAAAGATGCCAAAAACATATAGAAAATTAATGTTGTTTGAGTTATCTAAATCACTAATAAAACCCACTAAAGAAGATGTATAAAAAATTCTTAAAACAAGATCCGAACAACTGGAAATGGCTTATAGCTATTCATGTGGTTGTTTATTCAATAATGTTAATCTTAATGTTAGATATATGAATTGTAAGAACTTAAAATTAAAAGATGCATTTAAATTAGCTATGAATGATATGACTGATGAATTATGTTTGGCATGGCAACCAGTAAATGACTATGTTATTGATAATACATTAAATGATTTAGCAGTTAAGTTTAGTAATAATTTAATTGAGCATGATAGGGTTTTATATTATAATGTTGATTGGCAACAGCCAGTTTCTAAAACATATTTAAACACTAAAGAACAAAGGCAGTTAAATAGTAAGCTGGGAATTACTAAAAGTAAAGGAATAATAAATTGGTATAAAAATTAATTTGGGGATCGACAAAACAATCAATGTGGATAGCTATAAGGTGTACAACTTTTAACCACTGCAACGGAGCAGGAGAGCCAGCACAGATCCCCATATTTTAAAAAAATAATTATGAGCTATAATAGAAACAAGTTTGAGCATAACTTAAAAAAAACTAAAAGACAAAGAGAGTTTGCTAGATTCGAAAGGCAAAAACTAAACAATCTCTTTTCAATATTTGCTGATGTAAATAAAAACACTTTAAATAATGAATAGATACTATATAAGGCACTTTTTAGGGGGTTTACTGCTCTTTCTATCATTTAGGGCAATGTTACTATCAAACGACTTATTAACAGCTGTAATACTTGGCTTATTAGCTATTGCAGTAATAACAAACAAAGATGAGTAATATAAAAAATAAAATAGTAGTGTTAGATGTTGATACAATAGTAACAAGCTCAGTTGATCATAATACATTTGAAAAATTACCAGCCACAAAAAAATTAAGAATATACTATCATGCTCAAGAGATAGTTAAGATAATGCAATCACAACCATTGTAATAATTTTGTTTTGTTTTGTTTAAAATCTGTGATTGTTAAAAAGCCAGTTGTTAATTCAGCTGGTTTTTTTTTATATTATGTGCATGAATCACAACCAAAAAGGTTGCTTTGCTGAATATCATTTTGCATCAACAGTCATAGCTTTAGGTTATAATGTTTCAATGCCATTACTAAGTGCTAGCTATTATGATTGCATAGTTGAAAAAAATGGTAAGCTCTTTAAAATCCAAATTAAGTATTTAGGCAAAGATCGAACACAAAGAAAAAATAGTGTACAAATAACATTGAGGCGAACTGGTTTGCCATTTTATGAAAAAAAATATGTTGACTTTTTTGTTTTATGGGATGAAAGGCATAATGGGTTTTTTATAATTCCAAATTTAGAACAGACAAGTTTAAAGTTAAATCTTAATGGAAAGTATAAAGAAAATTTTAATAACTTTGCCTTGATTTCATAAATAAGTTTAAGAGTGCTACTAATTAAAACCTAGTGGCACTTTTTTTTTATCTTTACATAAAAATAATACTATGAAAATTAAACTTTTAACATCAATCAAAAGAAATGGTCAAAATTATATTGAGGGTGATATTTTAGATATTCCAGAAAATAACATTGATATATGGATTATAAATGGTTGGGGTGAATTAATCGACAAAAAGGAAAAGAAAATAAAAAAAGAAACTAAAGAACTAAAGATTGATTCTAAACAAACTAAAGATGAGACAAATAAAGATTAATTCAACTAATG